TTAAATTATTTCTAAAGTAAGTTTTCATACCTACATTTGATATAGGTGTTAAACCATCTCTAGATAATCTAAGTACAGCACCTCTTTGTTTATCAGTAAAGTACATTCTAAACTGATCAGTTGCTAGTGACTCTGGATTTTTAGATATACCATAATCACCTACGTAAGGTACAGCTTGACCAAGTACATTATCTGACGATGTTACATTAGTGTTACCATCAGCATTAAATAAAGCATCTTTATTAGCCAATATTCTAAGTACTTTATCTTCAGTAAACGTTATTAAATCTGTATCTCTAGTTTTTAAAGCCTGTATAGATCCATGAGAAGGATTAATCTCTTTAGTAATTCTATTAGCTACATTAAACTCGTTAAGATTATTTATATTAGAGTTTGAGTTATATATACCAGAATATATTAAACCATTTGTTATGTTTTCTCTACCATACTCAGTCAATACACTAGATGCATTAACTCCATTATCTATAAATGTAGCATTAAAGTCATCTCTAATTCTGTTAGACTCAACACCATTACCAAATGTAAAGCAGTTTGACCAAGGTAGTGTAACTCTATTATTGTGAACAGTAACATTAAGTTTGTAATAACCAGTTGCTGTAACACTAGTTTCTATCATGCCGTTACTTTCTATATCTGTAGTTAAAAAGCTTTCTACTTTAGCTCTAGTTTTAACTCCATTAGCATGCGTAAACTCTAGTTCATCTTCTAAATCTATACCACTAGTTACTAAAGCACCAGTTGAATCTTTAATTTGTAAAGCTCCGTTATACACCTTAGATACAGTAAGAGGCGAATTAGTAATAGTCTGCTCAACACCATCTGTAAATACTTTAACAGTAGAGTTAGTTGGAGCAAATTCAACCGTGTGAGCTAAACTTCTAAGCACTACAGGTATAGCATTTGAAGCTTCGTAGTAAACATCTAGATCTATAGATTCTTTAGGTTCAGTCTCCCATACAGCTGAGTTTATTGACATAGACGTTGCATCCTCAAAAATATCTACTTTATCAACTATTTCTATAATCATAGACTCCATACCATCATGCTTGATAGATCCCCTAGGATCCCAATCGCTAAAATCTATACCTTCATCTGTTTCTTGTCCATTAAGGTTTAACTTTCTAAAAGTAGTAAAAAACATAGCTCTTGCCGCTGCGTCTGGGACAGGTTGAGAAGGAGAGCTAGGGTAATTTATACCAACAGGAACAAATCCCTGCCCTTCAACTATTCTATATACGTTAGAGTTAGGATCTTCTTTAAATCTAAAATACTTACCAGGAGTAGACATTAAGTCTTTAAAGTTAGCACCATTGTCATTATCATTAGTGCCAAACTGGTGCCCAAAGTTACCTGTAGCACCTGTAGGATTATTTCTATGTTTACCAAAGAAAATCCTATCGTACGTACCGTTTATAGCAAAACCTGTTTGTTGAAAACCTCTAGCACTACCTTGTTTAGGTATACCATCAGAAGAAGCCATAAAAGGCGTGTTTTGATCCTGCTGCGTTAGAGCGACTTGATAGTTAGCATAAGCTGGTATTCCTGGAAATATATCTGCAGCATCTATAAATATAGAGCAAGGAGCCTTAACTCTAAATTGCTCCCAATAAACTTTAGTAGCGGATGCCCCAGCCGAAGTACCGAAATTATCGTTGGTTATTAAAAATGTAGAACTAGTACCAAACCCATCCCAACTATAATTAGCTTGATCTACACTGCCTTCCGCTGGATTTACCACATTTTGAGTGTCAATGTAAGCAATGTTAAAAGTTTCTTGTGGAAGGTAAGCTATACTAGAGTTTGCTATATTAAGAACGTTATCTTGAAGCACACCATTTTTTTCTATTTTAACAAAAAACCTACCATCAAACTCTGGTTTATTTTCTACTACATTATCTTTAAATTCAAAAAAGTATACTACTCCAGTGTCTTCGTTTAATGCACCAGTAGAGCCAGTACCATCATTTTCATAATCGTCAATGCTAATAAAATACTCTACAAATCTAGCTTCATCACCAAAACTAAATTGAATATTAAATTCATTGTTAATTATTTTAGTAACTTTTTTATAACTAGTATATGCTACAGTATTTTCAGCTCCGGTAGATGTTCTAGAAATAGCTTTAATTCTAACTACAGGTGTACCTTTAAATTGAAAGTTTGCAAAGAACCCTGGTTCACTAAATTCAAAAGTTCTAGCAGTAGTTAGTATGTCATACGTATCTGTAGCACTGTCATAGCTACAGTCACCAGCAGTTATCTTTGTTTCATCAACTCTTCTTTGATCTATCTTTATAAAGTCTGGAGCTTCATTACTTATAGCTATAATTTTATATCTAGCTTCTTCAGACACAAAATTATTGCTACCATTCTCTGTTTTTAATATTAAATAAGTCTCTTCATCAACTTTATTTCTATCAGCTGATGCGAATGAAATCCAAACATTACCATCTGAAGCATCGTACCATCTATCCATTAACAAGTTGTAATATTCGCTAGATGTTTCTTTAACATAGTATTTAACGTAGTCAACCCAGTTAGGGAAAGTAGCTTTAGAAACATTACCTATCTCCCATCTTTGCTGTATAGAAAAATTATTAACTTTCACAGCGTCTGACTTAGGTACTACTATAGAATCACTAAACTCTAAAATAGAGTTATCGCTAGTCACGTAAGATCTATTACCAGTAGATATAACAGGTGTTTCTCTACCATACTTATCTCCGTACACAGCCCCAAACTTATAAGACCTTAATGATTTTATAGATTTCTCTGGAGTTAAAAAAGTAGTTACATCGCTACTTTCCATAGATAGATCTAAACCAGGACTAAAGTTAGTATCATAACCTTGAGTGTAATTACCATACACTAATCTATTTCCTACAATCTCTTGAGCTTTAGCAAATCTAGGTACATTATCCCAAGATCTTAATATTTGATCACTAGGAAGTGCCTTATATATCATATCTGAAGTTATCTTAACTTCACCATTACCTACGCTTGTTACTGTTTGCCACTCAGGATCAAAATCTCTGTTTATAGTTTTTACTACATATATGTTAGGAGAGTCTGTAGATTTATATAGTATGTCAACAGCCTCTATGTCGTCAGGTCTTATACTTTTATCTGGTAAGAAGTTTGTAACTTTTAATTCTCTAAGGTTATTAACCATACCTAAGTTAAAACCTTTTTTAGATTCATAATCAAACTCACCAGGCAAGAAAGCTATTTCAGAAAATGGAGAGAAGCTAGAGTACTCACCGTCATTGTATTTATATCTATATCCAAATCTAGGAAACTTTAATTCAAATATAGGTTTAGGTTGATCTAACGTGGCAACCCACTGAGTATGAGTTGAAGCTATACTAGAAGGTATAGAAAGTACTTGTACTAAGTGTATAGAAACGACACTTTGATCAGAAAAATTAACACCAGGGCTAAAAATATTAATAACCCTAACTCTTACTATAGAAGGGAAACCATCAGTATCGTTTATACACTCTAAATTTAATATATCACCTACCACTATAGAAACACCAGCTGTAGTATTGTTTAAATTAATATAATCACCAACCTCAGCAGTTGAAAAATCTTGAGAAGGAATATTAAAAGTTGTAGTACCAGTTCTAGAGCTAGAACTCATATCTATATTAGGTGCAGATCTTGGAGCTTTACGTATTACAGTAATGTGCTCTTCAAGTATTTTACCTTCATGGTCACTTTCAAAATCTGTTATAGGTTTAGATCCACCACCTGCTTGGTGATCTAAGTGAAGTTCAGTGTTAATTAAAGATGTGCTAGCAAAACCTGAACTTGTTTGTGAAGTACCATCTATAGATCTTCTTATGTTTACTTTTTTAGGTTCTGTTTGACCGTCTGTAAAAAATAAAAAATCATCAATAACGTTTAAACCTGTTATTCTATGCTCTTGACTAAATCCTAAAGCCTTAGGCTTCCAAGCTTTAACGAAAGAGCAAGTGCCACTATTTATAGCTGTTGGTATTTTTTTATTTACAGTAACTGTTGTACCACTAACTGTTAATATTTTAGTATTAGAAGTTAAGAGAGCTGCACCATTTGAAGCATACAGTTGTATTCTCATCCCAACTTGAAATAATTTATTATAACCAGAACTTATAGTTATACTATTACCTCCTGCGGCAGCTTCTAATGATGCTAAACTTCTAGTTGTAGTAATAGCAAATAAATCTCTAACAACTACTTTGTTAAAACCAAGATCATCTATCTCTACTATTTCATCAAACCAAATAGTTAGTGTGCTTATACTTGTAGCGGTGACATCAAAATCTGGAGCTGCAACTAAAAAATAAGCTTTATTATTTTTTTCATCAGCTATACTACCTATTACTTTAGATTTATTAGTGCCAAAAGTAGAGCTATTAGCATGCATAAAAGGTGTATTACCTTGTATGTTCTGAACAGTACCAGCGGCATCGCCATCTGTAGTTCTGATCTGGATGTTCATAGCATCTCTATATTGACCGTTAGGTACAAGTCTCTCGTCTAGATCCTTGTTCATCTTAGCGGCCGTGAAAGTTCTTTTAATCTCTGCCATCCTTATTATTTTATAGGTTTACTTAAGCCTTTTAATACTTGAGTAAATTCTTCTATCTTAATATTAGATAATCTAATTTTAGCTTTTCTAGCTTCAGCAAATCTTTCTTTCTTAAATCTCTGTACGATGTATTCTGGTATGTTAGATCTTGAAGATAAAATACCATAAGCTATCCATTTGTAAATAGCCTCTTCAGCAAATTTATGTACAACCATCTCAGCATTAGTACCTAAACCATCACTTATATAGTGTAATACAATTGTTCTACCTGATAAGTTAGAACCAAAATGTATGAAGCCAGTCCTTTGATCTATATAAAAACTACCATTTTGATGTGCATGTTGAGGGTCTAATCCATATCTTCTACCAAACTGATGTATTATTTCGTCGTCGGTTTCATAATCATCTCTAGCTGAGTCAATAAAATCTGAAGTATGACTTTTAAAATTAGTCCAAGTGTCAGAGTTATTATTTGTAGAGTCTTGCTCGTTTAATTGCTGGTCAGCTGTCCCACTTAAATCGGTATCGTCTACACCTCCAGTGAATACGTAAGCTCCATTAGCATCTTGCTCTATAGCAAAAGGATTAGACGTTTTACTTGTAGGATATAAATTTCTTTCAATACCATCGCTACCACTAACAGTTACTTTAACGTAGTTAACGTAATCTTGAGGTAGTATCATTTTTAAAGTATTAGGTACTTCTATTTCTTGAGCTTTTACAGATCTAAAAATATCATAACTAAACTCTTGAACAGCTCTCATTGCGAAGAACTGAACATCTGTATCGTTAACTTTATTTATCAACTTACTTTCACCAACATATATAGTTTTAAAAGCTGCAATTACTTCTTTTAAAGTTGTAAACTGATAGTCACCTCTACCTTCGTTCTGCGTAGTGTCACTATTGTTGTAATATAAATCTTGCCGACCTAGTGCCATAATTAATTATTTTTTTCAGCTTTGGTTTTTGCTTGATCTCTTAAAGCTGTTTCAGTTAAAACTTGATCTTTTAAAGTTATACCAGAAAGTTCTAGTATTCTCATTACTAAATTGTTTTCTTCAGACTCGTGTAAATCAAAATTAGTACTAGTAGCAGAGTTATATAAAGCTTTACCATTTATAACAACGTAACCCCAATCAGGTGTGTCTGGTTTTTTGTAATAACTAGCAAAAGGCACAGCTGAAGAACCAGCTAGGGTACCATCATTGTTAGTGGCATAAACCACAACTTGACCTTCATTTCTATAGAAAACACCTCCAGTGTTATCACCGAGTGCTTGTGGTGATGTTTTAGGATTAAGTATTAATCTTGTATATTCATCTTCATTTTTAATTTCTTCAAGTTTACGGCCACTAAGACTTAAAGATATTAAAGCATAAACATCAGTAGGTAAAGTAAATACATTACTACTAACATGAGTTATTGCAGCATCTACATGATGTAGAGATGCTCTATCTCTTAGCATATCTATCTCATCTATAAAATCTTCGTTTTTAGTAGGCTTTAAGTGAGCTGTTTTTAAATCGTGAAGGTAGTTTTCAAATATTTCTAACTGAGCTATATCTGCAAAGTAATTAAATTCTTGAGGTGTTATATAACCTCTTTGCTCTTTATTAGCAAGAGCTAGAACCTTTTGATATACATTGTTTACATTTACTGCCATAATCTTTATTTTACTTTAATATAGTTACATAATAAAGCGGTATGTTACTATATAAAAATACCACCCGTGTAGAGTGGTATTGATTTTATTTTTGTTTGTAATATTAAAATGCTTCCATTATTATTTCATCAACTGACTCTTGTACTTCTCTTAACGTAGCTTCCATTGACATCATTATATTAGCTTGAAATCTTTTTACCTCTTCGTTGTTATTTAAAACTAGTAGTGTAGGTACAACAACAATCTTATATTCACTAGCCCATCTTGAGTCTGATGTTATATCCACTCTTTCCACCTCGCAATCTGTTAACTTAGATAGCCAAGCAACTTCATTAGCTTTATTAAAGCTAGCGTTAAACTCAACAACTGTTAATCCTTCAGGAAAATCTTGAGCAAAACAATTGATTGATATTAATAATAGTAATAGTTTCTTCATAATGTTATTCTAATAGTTATAATACCTAAACTAGAGCCTACAGTATTAGCTAGTATATCTTTAACGTCTGGATCACCGTGCTTAATGTCGTAAACCTCTTTACCAATACCAACTAACATTGATACTGCAAACCCAATAGCAAGAGACTTGTTTCTGTCTCCTGTTTTATCGTAAACTAAAGAGCTAACCGTAGAGCTAACAAAATACGAACCACTAGCGTGTAACAGTTTGTCTTGCCTCAAAGCTTGAGCACTTACTATATTTGTTATCATAAAAAATATAATGAGTGCTTGCTTCATATTTGCTACTTTAGTTTGTCAATTTTCTCTTCTACTCTAATCATTTGATCTTTGATCTCTCTAACATCGTCTTGTGTAGACATGATAGTTTGCCTTATCAACTGGTCCTTCATATCATACTCCATACGAGTTATCTCTGGATCCGGTGGTTTAGGTAATTCTTTAGCGTCTGCTATATCTCCTTGTAGTGTGAACCACATACCTACCAATGTGAATATAAGTACCGCTATACCAGCTAAAGTTTTTATACTTAGCTTAAGCGTTGTATCTTCATTTAATTCTTTTGCCATGTCTAAAATATTACGTAATTAATCCCTACACTAAAATTATGCCACTCTCTATTCCAATACTTATTATACTTACCTTCAACAAAACAACCTAGACTTTTGTTAAATCTGTAGCCAAAGATTAAACCAGTTGAGTAGTCAACCCATTGTTTACCCTTGTAGTTATAATAAGAGTATTGATCTTTTGATTCTAAATGGTAAGGCATTAAGTTACCCCAGCTGTGAAACCAAAAGTCCTTTGTAAAATGATAGTAGTCAAATCCTAAGATTACAGAATATTCAACTATATTATCTAAAGCATTCCTTTGCTTATCGACATAATCGTTTATAACTTCAGGTATAACAACCTCTTCCCAAACCGCTTGATTGTCTGCAACTAAAGTCCCGTCTGGGCTGAAGTAGTTTCCTTGCATATCTACATTATAACCCTCTTGTAAAGCTAAGTATGTATAATGTAGTGTACCGTTATCTAAAACCCAGTCAGCAAGTGGATCAAATCCGTATGGCTCAGATAATCTCTGTACAGCTCCAACGTTGAAAGATAATTTACCCTCACCTATTTGTTTTCTGTATCTCTGAGACGCTTCAAAGTATTTTATATCTGCAAACCCATCTTCAACATATGCAACTTTAGCAACCCAATGATCAGCTACGTATCTTACAAAGTGATCTTGGTTAGTATACTTGACACCTAACCTTCTTACTAAATCATATTCAAATAAGTATTCAAAACCATTTAACCTACCTAATGTCGCTGCATCTGAATAAGAGTTTTCAGTACCATTATAAAATGTGTTAGCTCTGTTTTCGTAACCAAACCTTTTAATCTTTCTAATACCTATAGATAAGGTATAATCAAAAGGAGTTTCTATAATATCTTCTTCTAAAACACCTGAAGTTATAGACCATACTTGATCATCTGACAAAGATGTACCACCGTTAACAGCAGCATAAAACGTAGAGTACTTTAGTATCTTGTTTAAACCTTGAGCGTTACAAGACCTAGTGATTGATATTAATACAAAAGAAAATAATATAACAAGACCTATGCTTATTAAAGTTTGTAGTAACCAGTTTTTAATATTATTCATCATCTCTTAACTACCTGCTTTGTTATTGTTTTGTTATCGTAAGTAATGCTAATGTTATATAAACCTGAAGGTATATATTTTACATTTAAAGTATTTAAACCTTTTATAGTTTGCTTTTCTCTTATATGTTTAATAAGTTTACCTTGAAGATCGTAGATTCTAATACTAACTTTACTTTTAGTTAGTATGTTAACTTCATTATCCATAGGTACTGGGTAAATAGCTATGTCAGCTGTTCTCATTAAATCTCTAACATCTAACTCACTATTACCACCACACTTCCAATATAACTCTTGACACTTATCATCCCACTCAGTATTACAACAGTATGAGTCTACCATAATAACCCAAGCATAACATGTATCATTTAACCAGTAAGGATTACCAGGACCGTCGATACAACCAGCGTCATATAAACATCCGCCATTTTCCGTGTTAGCAAATTCATCGTAATTATAAGCTTCAGAATCTAAACATCCTTCAACAATCTCTAAACAACCATCATTACTAGTATTAGCTAGAGGATCATAATTAAATGCAGATGAGTCTATACATCCGTAAATAATTTCAATGCAAGAGAAGTCATCTGTGTTAGCCTCAGCATTGTAATTAAATGCATTAGGATCTGTGCAACCTAATACTGTGGTAAAACAAGCTCCATCAAGTTCTACGTTAGCTATAGGATTATAGTTATCTGCCAAAGGATCCATACATCCAAAGTATAAACAAGACTCATCAGGTGTGTTAGCTAGATAGTTATAGTTCCAAGCATCCTCTTCCATGCATCCATAAACTATTGATTCACAACCACCATCATCTACATTAGCTAGTGAATCGTAATTGAAAGCTAATCCATTAGTGCATCCATATATAGGCTCAATACAGTTACCGCTATCAACGTTAGCTAGCGAGTCATAGTTTAAAGAACCATACTCCATACAACCTTCAACGATGTCGATACAATAATCTCCACAGTAAGGTAAAGCCTCATACACAGTCCAGAAAGGTGGTTCGAAAGATTGTAGTGCACCTGCCCCGTTATTTGCGAAGGGTGCAGTACCACCAGATATTAATAGCTCTTCATAAGAGTTGAACAAATAAAAAGAATTATGCATTGTTTGAAACTCAACCTCTTGAGGTGGTTGTTGTGGTCCACCAACTTCAAAGTATCTAACCTTAACAGGTTTATCTGTAGCTAAATCTATATAGAATACTTGGTTATATTCTCCAGGTCCCATAGTATAAACACCTAGTATAGTTTGACCTTGAGTAACTAGTATATGTGATTCACCCCAACCATCTCCACCGTCGTCTTCTATAACTAACTTGTAGCTACACGTATCTACAACATCATTAAGTGTAGCTACGGAATCATAATTAAATGACTCATAGTTTGTACATCCTACTATATGTTCAGTTACACAAGAGCTATCGCTTATTACAGCTTGAGAATTAAACTCAACGTAATTAGGATCTATACAACCTTCAACTAAAGGTATGTCACAGTAATCTAAATATATAACACCTGAATAAACTACATCTCCAAAATTAGGATCAGGTAAAACCCATATAGTATCAGGACTACCACAAGGTTCTAAGTCACCTAATATAACAAAATCACCATCAGCAGCTCCACCAAATAAAGAACCAGCAATGCCGTCCCCATAAGTATCACTTAATATAAGTTCTACTCCTGTTTCAGGAACACATAACTGGTAAGGTATTGTTGTATTAGCTTGGTCGTAAGAATATTCTCCAGCTTGTACATTTGCAACTGGTTGACCATTTGATATATCAGTAAGAATCCAACCTGTTTCTCCAGGATATTGATCTAATGTAACTTCTAAAAGCATTTTAACTTCACCATCATCACAACTAACACTAGCGCAGCTACCATTATCAACTTCAGCTAATGGGTTGTAGTTTACAGCGTCCGGATCCATACATCCAAATATAGGTATAATACAAGATCCATCTTCAAAGTTAGCTTCAGGTACGTAGTTTAAAGCTAAAAAGTTCATACACCCGAAGATAGTGTCTAGTATAGGTAAAGGGCAATCACCGTTATCAAAGTTAAACTCAGGGCAATTAAAGTAAACATCGTAACCATTCCACGAGTAAGCTCCGTCATCACAAAACCCATCACCTATCCACGATTCTATACCTGTAACTTCATTACCTAAACAGTCATATAGTAAAGAGTCTTGAGCGTTAGATGTTACACTGGTAAAAAGCAGTAAAAGATAAACTATTCTATTCATTTTATTATTTATATTTAACATTTCCATCTACGTCTTGCAGCTAAACCTCTTTCACTTTTCCAGCTTCTTGATCTAGCACAAAAACTTTTTCTACGTTTTGCTGCTTTACTACCTGCTTTAACTTTACCTGTAACTGGTGCAGATAAAGTACTACCAGGGTTTTGTTTTTTGTAAGCTCTTCTACCAGCCTCAGTCATACCAGCTCCTTCGTCAGCATGAAGAAAATGTCTACCTTTACCTCTAGTAGTTTTTCTTAGCTTTTTAAACGGATGACCTTCAGTTCTATCTTTAGGTAAGTCGTTACCTTGCATAAACGTTCTACGTCTACCACAGCTAGTAACTTTATACGGATTGTTTACTTGTTTATATGCCATTAGTCTTCACCACATTTTTTACTTGGATTACCTACTTGAACCCAATTTTCTTTTTTAAACCAGTCTCTAAGTGTAGCACCTTTTCTTCTAGCACCTTTAACGTTCGATTTACTTGATCTTCTGTAACCACCGCTAGACGCAGTTTTACGTTTAGCTCTAACAACTTTATCTCTCTCACCTTTACTCATACTACGAACTTTAGCAGCAGGTAAACAAACTTTCTTTGTACCGCCACCTTTAATCTTTTTTATAGGATTATTTTTTTGAACGTAACTCATGTTGTTTTTTTAATTGTTTCTTAGCTTGCTTAGCTAATCTAGCTTGTTCCATCTTCCCCATTACCCTAGCTCTCTGCTCTAACACTGTAAGTATTTGTATTTTTCTAGCGTATGGTTTATTTATGTTCTTTACTTTAGCTATTGTTTTTCTAGCATCAGATACTGTAGCGAACTTTATAGATACAGTATCTTTAGGATTTTCGTCTGTGTATAATCTCCTACCACTACCTTTAGGTTTTTTACCTGTACCAACTAAAGGATCTTTTCTACTCATCTTTCTTACCTATTCTTTTTCTAACTATATCCATAGTTCTACGCATTTTAGCTGCGTACTTAGGATCTTTGTTTCTTCTAAATACTACTTGTTGGTTTAAGCTACTAATAATTTTAGATAGATCACCCTTACGAGACTTAATCATCCAACTAGCTAGTTCAGGTGCAGACAAATCTCTAAACTTACCTTTGGCATCTGGAGCATCAGACTCTTTAAACTCACCCATCCTTTTAGCTATAGGTGACTTATTTATCTTATCTAACTCCTCAGCTTGTCTCGCATGCATTTTACTAGCGCCTTTAAGCTCTTTGATTATTTTACTTATACTTTTGTTTCTAAGTTTAAAAGGCATATTATTTCTTTTTACCGACACCCCAGTTAGCGGCACCGCGTTTTCTACACTGTACTAGTTGACCTGAAGCATAAGCTGAAGGCCAAACTTTAACTCTTGATTTTACCTTATGGTAACAAGCATCTTTCTTACCTTTCTTCTTTAAAGGTGATGTCATTTTAAAAGCCATAACTATTTATTTGCAAACTTCTCTACGCCTGATATACCGAAGCAACCAAGTACAACCCAAACAAATGAGTTGTATACGTATTCGTTTATTATTAAATCTTGACCAACCCAACCAGTTACTAAGTCAGCAACCATTATCATACACATAACTGCAAAAGCTATAAAGCCTACTACGGCTTTTTCGTTCCAGTTATTGTCGTTTTTAAATATTTCCATAATTAATAATCAAGCCCTAGATAAAGAACGATAGGATGTCTGTGACATATCTCATCATCATCAGCTAACGCTCCACCTAAAGCATCAACAGTTATTGTAGCATCAGTTAAAGCTGTTATAGTTCCAACAACTTGAGCGTCAGAACCGTCAGACGCTAAAGCTACGATTTCATCACCTACTGCGAAAGTGTCGTCAGCATCGTTACCGTCAACATCTATTGATAAACCAGATGTATGTGCTCCAGCAGCTAAAACGCCTGTACCAAAATTTTGAGTACCACTACCAGCAAAACAAGCTACATATATATATTGGCTACCAGCTGGAGCTGTAGTTTTAGAATCGCCTTCTATTACCATACTACCATTAAATGATGGTAGATTGTTATTATTTGTAACTAAAGATCCATTTCCAGAGCTTGATAAAACATTATAACTTTTAAGTGGATCGTGAAGATCTTCAGACGCACTAAAGTCTACATATATGTGACCTATAATATGTGGTCTAGCAGCGTTAGCCGTTATTTTAGTTGCGCCTGTGTTAGAGGTACCTAAACTAGGTGGTGCAACGCCATCTACTTCTCTAGCTATATAAAAACCCATGTCATGTGCGTTTGCGCCAGCTGTAGTGTCTGCTCCTTGTAGAATTATATTCCAACTATGTATAGAAAAAGCACCTCTAGGTACTTCAATTCTAGTCCAGTCAAATATTAAATCATCAGCAGCATATGCAAGATTATTAGAAACGTCAACATTACCTTTTACTACTGCTAAGTGTTTGAAATTTTTAGCCATTTTATTTTTGTTTTATTATTTACTTTGCTATAAATAGAATATTACATATTAGAGTATTTTATTACCTTAAAAAAAATAGCCACCCGAAAGGATGGCTATTAATATTAAGTTACTTAGTTAATCTGATTCAAATTACGATGCGTAAGCAATCGCAATTGATGTAAGGTCTTTATGTACATACACAGAGTTTACATCATCAGCTAATAAAATAAACCCATCACTGTGAGGACCTTGATTTATTTTTCGAGCTATAGCTTCAAATACCTCTTTTTCCTTATCTGCAGTAGTAGTCAATGTTACTGTATCTCTATCTAAATCAGCAGTTCCGTTTCTAAACGAAGTAAACGTCATCAGAATAGTAGACTCAGCTGTTACAGCAAGACCTCTAAGTGAACTTACTGGGTACATTGCGGCATCATCGGTACCGCTTACGAAACATAAAAATTTTTCCATTTTGTTTTTGTTTAATAATTAATAAATAATTGTTTATGAATTAAGGTTTAAAGTTTATGATTTGTGGTTTATGCTTATTTAGTATTATAAGAAGCAGTTATGATAACCGCTTCTCTATATTAGTATATACTTCCATACCTTCATCAGTTTTAAACCACTGTGCAAGCGCAGAGTACGGGTGTTCGTCAAACGGAACTGTCATAAGTTTTCTATCGTTAGATCCCCACATAAAGTGTCTTTGATCTGATGATAACTTTATAATGTTTAGTTCAGTTGCTTTTATTCCAAAGTTCCTTAGTTGTACATTATCGTCATTAACTAACTCTATAAACAACTCAGGATTTCTTTTAGCGTATAACAATAAATCTCTTTTAAGTTCTTTAGAACTCATCTCAGAAACTCTAGATCCTAGCTCAACTCTCATTACAGCCTCAGCCATATCAATATCTAAGTCTTTAGCTAGCATTAATGCTTCTATTTCTAACTCAAGAATATCTATTTGAGACTCAGCTACTTCAGTAGGTTTATGCTCATAAAAAACTTTATCTTTATGAGGATGATATATAGATAGCATCTTCTGTAAAACAGTTTCTTCTTTAGGCACAAATAAAGCACCAGCTCTAAATATAATATGAGAAAGTCTTTGGTCACCTTTCATTTCATCAACAAAGCAAGTCTGTTGATTCTTACAATACTTAAGTTCTCTTTGGTAACCTTTCTCTTCGTCAAACCAAAAAATATTAGAAGATCTAATCATTTTAGATATAGGCTTTGCATTATTTTTTAAATAATAAACCCTATCTTTAATCTCCCATTTTGGTTTACTTTGTTTTTGAGTTTTTATTTTTTGAGGTACAACTACTGTTTCGACAGTTTGTTCTACGACTTGTTCAGTTGTTTCCTCGATAACTTGTTCAGCTACTTTTGTAGCAGTTGTTTTCTTTTTTGCCATGATATAATATAATAAAAATTAAAAAATAAGGTGAGGGCCGAAGCCCTCAACCTTTTTAGTTTAATAACATAAAGTTATTTGCAGCTTGAGTAACCAAGCATCTTTCTGATAAGAAGTGCATTTGCATTGCATCTAATGCAGATGTAGCAGCACCAACAGAACCAGTAACCCAAGTTTTCATTCTTCGGTCATCAGTTTGAGAAGCTCTATATCTAACATGTAAGAAAGGTCTTCTTATAGAAGCACCAACTGTTTGATCATAAACAGAAGAAGTACCAGCAGGTATAACAACACCTCTAATAGCGCTACTAGAGTTAGCAGCGTTAATACCACCACGAGTAGCTAAATCATTTAAGTATCTAAAGTCAGACTTGTAGAAGTCATAAGAACCTCTTCTGAAACCAGAAAAACCTAAATTTAAAGCCATATCTTCGTCATTATCAAATACTCCATAAGAAGTACCGCCAGCACCGTAAGAGTTCATTGAGGCTAACATATCGTCGATAGCTAAAGATGTAGATCTATTTAAGAATAACATATTCTCTTCAATAGCACCTTGCTTATCAAACTCAGCTAAGATAGCGTCAAACTCAGCTAAGTCAGTAGCAGCGTTAACACCAGTAACACCAGAAGAAACATTACCTCTAGTTTCAATAGCATCAAATAAACCTTGAGTACCTGTAGCTGTACCAGAAGCTAAATCAAAAGCATCATCAGTTAAATCAGCGTTAGATACAACTGGGTGACCAGTAGCACCAGCATTAGCAGCACCACCCATTTTAGCTTCAAGCATAGCCATTTCTAAGTAATCAGTAAAACGAGCTCTAGTGTCAGACTCAGCTTTCAAGTACCATAAGTAACCAGAAGCACCACTCTCTCCAGAAACTTCAACCCAACCAACTCTAGAAGCATCAGATCCTGAAACTTCGTAGTAATCTTTTAGTATAATAGGCTTGTTCATGAAAGATTTAAACTGTGGTTCGTTAGCACCTCTACGATCAGTAGCTGTACCATTGTTACCAACATTAGCACTAGTATTGTAGCTTCTACCTTTTTGAAACTCAGAACCATAAACTAATATAGTTAAAGCTTGAGATGTAGTTTCTGTAATACTCGCAGCGTTAAGTGACGCAACACCGTATGGTGCTACTTCAATTTCACCAGCTACAGCATCTACTTCAGTTACTAAAGCTTTACAAACTCCACCTGCAGAGGCAACTATAACTGTATCATTAACTCTAATTCCATCATCACCAGCTGTAATAGTGTTACCATCTATATCGTGAGTGATTTCAATGATACCACCAGATACTATAGTACCGCCAGCAGCTTGTCCTGATTTTACATTACCTTTGTAAGAAAGGTGTAATCTACCTTGTTCTGACCAAACAACTTGATCAGCAGTCATAGCTTCTTCAGCACCTACTTGTGCTAAGAAACCAGAAATTGTTCGAGGACCAAAAACCTCAGCCTCTTTTTCCATTAAGTCTGGCACGTATTGTTGTGCCCATCCTTTTCCAGCTTCAGTAGCTAGATCTAAATAATTGGAAGCTGTAGCCTGCTGAATAGGAGCTGGCGTACTATTTAAAACACTTCCTGCGGTAATTGCCATAATTTTAAATTTTTAAATTAGCGTTTATTTTTAATTTTAAATTTCAATGAATTTGAATCATCGCCTAAAACTCTAAACTTTAAACCACCAGCGTTAACCTCTCCATGAGACGACCTCGCCTCAGTATTAACGTTTTTAGCTTGAGCAACGCTTTGCTTTATAGCATCAGCTTTACCTTGTTCGTAAAAGTGTTTAGCAATAGCATCAGGATTCATTGCTGTGAACAGAGATTTATGATAACCTGCCGCGTCTTTAATAGTATTATCTTCACCAATAAACTTATTGACAAAATTATTTAAGTCGCTTTGAGTTGCCTTAACCTCATCGATATTCTTGACATTGTACCTATACTTTTTATCTCCAACATTGAAATCAAAACCTTTGAACTCATTATTGAAAACAGCATCTGTTCTCTGTCTGAATGCTTTTGTACTTTTTTCTGTAGCTTTATTTTGAGCTTCAGTATCTTTATTATATCTATTGAAAAAATCAACAGCTTTTTGTTGCTCAGTAGTAAGTTTACTACCAGCTTTTATTTCCTCATAGTAAGTGGCTTTTTGTTTCTCTAAGTACTTACGAGCTTTAGCAGCTTCTTCTTTTAAAGCTATCTTTTTTCTTTTTATATCTTTAGGATCATCTACTTCCTCGTCGTAACTAAATGTTTCTTCTAAAAGAAAGTTACGCTCTTCAGCAGATAAGTGTGGTTTAGTTTGTTTATAGTACTCATCTAAAATATCTGAAGTATCTAGCTTGCTAATGTCAGTGTTTAATCTAACATAATCCTCGAGACTACCACCTGTTTCATCCATGAAATCTACTAACTTCTGGATATTCTCTGGTAATGGCTTACCTGTAGCTTCTGCTTCTGCTATAGCTTCCTCAATAACTTCTTCAACTTGTTCAACTTCTTGCTTAACCTGTTCTTCAGTTATCTCTTCTAATACTGGTGCGTCTGCTTCCTGTACTTCTGCTTTCGGTTGTACTTCTTCTTGTTCTTCTGTGGCTCCGGCGTTTTCATCGCCTCCCACCACTCTTGCTGGGTCAGTTTCTGCTTCCTGAGTTTCATTAGTTTCTTCGGTTACTGGTGGTTTACTTAAGTCTACTTTAATAACGCTATCATCTCCAGCGCTTTCAAACTTTGATTCGTCGATAGTATTTTCGACTGGTTGATCTACAGTTTGTTCAACTGCATCTTTAGTTTCTTCTGCCATAATAAAATTTTATAAAATATTAAAAAATAGTAGATTAGAGGTTATCTAACCCCGCTCCACCTGTTACTATATCATTACCTGATGATTCAAACTTTTTAATCTCTTGCCCCTTGTTTTTCATACCAGCTATCTTTTCGCGCGAAGCTCTTTCTCCACTTTGTAGTTGAGAGTTTAAATCAAACTCTAACTGCATCAACTCTTTTTTAACTTCAGCTTCTTGTTGTAAGTATTGTATTTTAAATTGAGCCTTAGCTTGTTCTAGTTGTGCATCTGTTTGAGCTTTAGCTTGATTCTTCTGAACTTCAGCTTGAGCAGCCACTTGTTGTGCTTGAGCATTTGCTTGAGCTTGAGCTTGTATGTTTTGCTGTTGTATCATTTGATCTCGCTCTTGCTTTTTCTTCTTCTTAACCTTTAGTAATTGGTTAGCTAACTTAACACTCCTTATTTCTCTAACATCTATAGCATCGTCTAAATCTATTAACCCTTGACTTAAAGCTACTTGTATGTTATTCTCTAACATAGCTTTTTCTTCGTCATCTGGCATTAGCTCTATGAATATACCAAAGTCATATAAGTGTAACTCTTTTAACTCTTCTAATGTAGCTACATTATGAGATCCTATAGCTCTTATAAAAGCTTCTTTTGTAGGTGAGTACTCTACAATATCAGATATTCTAAGTGATAAACACTCAGCCGCTTCAGCTGTTAAATAAAGCATAGACTGCATTATATGTCTAGTAGCTGTATTACTATTAGCAGCAGCTAACTTTTGAACTCCAACTAAAGCATTCTTATCTGGCATGCTACCATCTCTAGCTTCGTTAAGTCCGGTGACATCACGTATCATTTGAAGGTAGTAATTATATGTAGCTATTAATGTTTGAAGCTTATTACCACCACTACCGTTTTGTATTTGTTGAATAGGTACTTTACCTGGGTTAATATCACCATCTGAAGTAAATGATCTACCAATAACTGAACCAGTTTGGAAGAACATATTTAAAGCTTCTTGTGGGTTATAGTTTGTACCGTTACCTAAGTCTATTTCAGCTAAACCATCAGCGTCTAAGTAAACACCATCAGGAACCATACGGTTCATAACTTGCTGTATTTTTAAATGCGTTAGTTGTATAGTATCTGCAAAACCTGTTATTCTACTAACTAAAGATTCTATTCTACCTTCATACATTCTAGGTGCTACGATATTATAGTTCATTTTTACTTTACCAAAATCAGACTTAGATCTCATCATATTAGAAGCCATCTCCCATTTAAGTAATTTATCTGTTCCAAGAACTAAAACGCCTTCATACATAACCTCCACTACTCTATCTAGTCTAGAAAAATCACCATTCATATCAGTAGGAGGATTAAATGTATCGTCTTTTTCTATAACCTTATCAGCACCACTACCAGTTTTCTTTACTTTATAAACATTGTTAGCATTAGTTTTATAGTTAAAATATAAAACTGTTACCTCATTGTAACGTTGTTTAATTATAGAGTCTACATAAGAACTAGAATTTTTTAATAAATCAGCTACTTCAGACTCTGTTAAATCTGGAAACTCTTTTACTAATTCGTTTATAGGTATAGTTTTAACTTCACCTACGTAGTATATATCCTCAAAATATGGTGAGTCACTATGTGAATAAACTAAGTTAGCAGGATCTACATACTCTACTTTAGCGCCATCACTATAATTAAAATTAGTTTTAGTTACACCTATACCAATAGTAACTAAATCATATAAACATCTACGTTTAATTAGATCATAATTACAACCCTCCATTAAAGTGTTTATAGCTTGCTCTTCAGCTATTTCAATAGCTTGCTTATAACTAAGCTGCATATGTAGAGCTAACTCTTCTTCACTATCTGGTAATGTTTCTTTATCGCTACTATATATATCCATACCGAAACCTTCTTGAACCATATCGTTGTACTCTTTGGCTCTTATGTCTTCAAGCATAGATTCCATATACTCAGTTCTTTTACTCATACCACTTGGGTCTTGAGAGAAAGCACTTATATCATAACTTCTTTGAGACATACCGTTAACAACAATATCTACAAACTTAGATATAACCGGTACAGGTTTCCAGTCTAGGTTTAAGTAGCTTAAGTCACCATTTATAGATAACTCATTTTTATACTTTTCTATAGACTGCTCACCTCTAGCATATAGCCTTAGGTTGTGAAAGTTATTCATACTATCACCGTACCTACTACGTTGACCATAACCTTTTCCATAGGCTGAAGTTTTAGTACCGAACCACTCTGTTTGAATAGCTCTGGCTACTTTCAGCCCATACTCTTGTGTCATCTTTTCTAAATCACTTACCGCTTGTGACGGGAAGTTTACAACAGACTCTGTCATACTACTTTATTATTTTTGATGATATTCCTTTGTTATTATATTTAGATATGCTTATACCTAGTGGTTGTTTTTTAGTTTCAGGATTTGGTCTATATAGATGTCTATTACAAGCCATGATAGCTAAACCAGTACTTATAGAAGCATCGTGTCTTGTTCTTTTGTTTATATCGAACTTACTCCAATCGTTTAGTGTATCGTTAAAATACATAGTGCCATAAGTACCATCTTCAAGTAAACCTACATGATCGTTAATGTACATTTCAATAGCTGCAGCGTGCGCCTGCTTTATATCCTCACTAGAGTTTGGCATACCACCAACTTCTCTCTCTGCCACAGATAACTTGTTCCATATTTTATCTGGCCTGTTCATACTAAAACCTCTGTAACCTCTTCTTCTAAGGTAGTATAGTAATCTAGGTTTATTATTCTCTGCGAGTATTGGCATCCCGTAAAAAACTAATGCCATTAGAACGTCTTCAAAGAATATCTCTGCAGTCTGTGGTCTAGCTAGATATTCTAAAAAGAAAGTATTAGCCGGAGCATCTTCCATACTAAACTTAGTTAAACCGTGTAAAGCACCTTTAGATCCTTTATTATCAACAGTACCTGATATATCATAGCTGTC